AACAGGGACAATTGTTTTTCGCTGGCATTGCTATGGCAACGCGTGCGGAAGCCATGAGCGTTCCTACTTGTGCGCGTGCTTTAGGAATTATCCAAACCATTTCTTCATTGCCAATGCACACGCGCAATGAAGCAACTGGTGAGAAAGTTGCACAACCACGCGTAATCAACCAACCTGACCCACGAATTCCAGGGGCAACATTTTGGGCGTGGATTATTTCTGATTTGTTCTTTTTTCCAAACGCTTATGCATTCGTTATGGACAGATATGCCGACACGGGCAGAATTCGTGCAATGGAACGTGTTGCACCTGAACGCGTAACAATTCAAACAAATTTGCTTGGAACAGAAATCACGTCATATCAAATTGACGGTTCCTACGTTGATGCAACAAATTTGGTCGTATTCGCTGGACAACAAGAAGGTTTGCTATCGCGTGGCGGTCGCACAATTCGTGCCGCTGCTGCATTGGAAAAGGCTGCAATGAATTTTGCAGTTGAACCAATTCCACAAATGGTTTTGAAATCAAATGGCACATCATTGCCAGCCGATCGTGTGGCAAAGTTGTTAAGTGCCTGGAAGTCAGCGCGTGCTTCAAAATCAACTGCATTTTTGAATGCTGATGTCACGTTGGAAACTTTAGGCTTTGACCCTAAGAGCATTCAGCTAAATGAAGCAAGAAATTATGTGGCATTAGAATTAAGCCGCGCTTGTGGACTTCCAGCGTATTTCACTGATTCTCAGCAATCCAGTTTCACTTATTCCAACGCTTTAGACAAAAGGCGTGACCTTGTGGATTTTGCTTTTAGAAATTACATGTCAATAATTGAACAACGTCTATCTTTCCAAGATTTTACGCCGCAAGGCAATCGCGTGTCATTTGATTTGGACGATTTCTTGCGTGGCAATCCTTATGAGCGTGCGCAAGTTTATGAAATCTTGAACCGCATTGGCGCAATGAGCGTTGATGAAATTCGTGAGGAAGAAGATATGCTGCTATGAAAAAAGTAATCACACCAATGACAATCACCGCGGCTGATTCCAACAGTCGCACGATCAGTGGCCGAATTGTCACGTTTAACGAAACAGGAAATGCATCAATCGGAAAAGTGCAATTTGCACAAGGTTCAATTGATGCAACACCAGTTTTGCTCAACTTGGAACATGACCGCACACGCAGAATTGGCAAAACACTAAGCATTGAAACAACTGAATTTGGAATTGAAGCCACTTTCAAAATCGCAAACACAACTGCTGGCACTGATGCACTTGTTGAAGCCCAAGAAGGTTTGCGTGACGGTTTCAGCGTTGAAGTTGCTTATGATGAATACGAAACATTAAAAGACGGAACCGTTCGCATTTTAAAAGGCGAATTGTCAGGCGTTGCACTTACAAGCGAACCCGCTATTCGAAGCGCCCGTGTGACTGAAGTGGCCGCAACAACGGCTGATGAAGAAGGCACTGAACAAGTTTCTGACTCAACAATTGGGACAGAAGAAACACCAACAACAGAAGGAGACGAAGTGGATAACACCGTCACACAAGCGGAAGCCGTTGAGACGGTAGAAGCCGCACAGTCAATCACCGCTGCTGCAAAACCAGCAATCGGGGGCACATTCACAAAGCCACGCATTGAGTTAACTGCTGCAAAGTATCTTGAAAACAAGGTTCTTGCTGCACTAGGAAGCGAAGATGCACGCCAATATCTTATGGCAGCAGATAACAACACAACAGATTCAGCTGGACTTGTTCCAACACGTCAGTTGTCAGAGGTTATCAACGGCCTATCAACAACAGTTCGTCCAAGCATTGAAGCAATTTCCCGTGGAACATTGCCTGACGCTGGAATGACTTTTGAGATTCCAAAAATCACAGTTGCACCAACAGTTGCACAGACAAACGAAGGTTCAGGATTTTCTGACACCAATATGGAATCCGCCTTTGTTTCAGTACCAGTGAAGAAATTCGCAGGGCAACAAAATTTCACGGTGGAATTGCTCACACGCACTTCACCACTTTTTTATGATGAATTGCTTCGCAACATGGTTGCAGCCATGGCCGCTGCTCAAAACGCATACGTTTCATCAATCCTTGTTGCAAACGCAACAATTGACGGAACGACTTTAGCTGCTGCACCAACTGCCGCTGAATTGCTTTCATTTGTTTCACGCGGTGCTGCAAGTGTTTATTCAAACACAACAGGCTTTGCGCGCAACATCATTATGGGATCAACACAGTGGGCAAACGCAATGGCACTAAACGATAACGGTCGTCCAATATATGTGGCTTCACAACCTCAGAATGCTGGCGGCGCAATTCGTCCAGATTCATTGCGTGGAAACATTGCTGGCCTTGATTTGTACGCTGACTTTGGCGCACCACAAGGAACAGATGACGGTTCAATGATTATCGTCAACCCAACTGCTTACACATGGTATGAAGGCAACAACTATCAACTCCGCGCTGAGTCAACTGCTGACGGTTCAATCAATGTCGGTGTTTATTCATTCGGTGCTTGTGCAATCAAACTTGCTGGTGGAGCATTCCGCAACAACAAGTAAAAAACTAATCATGCGCCGTGGTCACTCCCGAACGCGGCGCAGCAGACGAAAGGGGCGGAAATGCCAAGCATTGTTTCAACCGCGCAATTGCGCAGCATTCTTGGTGTTTCCGTTTCCCTATATCCTGACAGTTACCTGGACGAAATAATCAACACCGCTGAAGCGGTCATTTTGCCAATGTTGGTTTCAAATTCAAACGCAATCAATGCTTATGAATTAGCAGACAACGTGGCAATTTATTACACCCAACGTGAACACCATTTTGTTGCTGGTCAATCAATTATTGTGACGGGATTACCCGCACCTTTCAGCGCAACAGTGACCGTTGTTAAAACAGGCGTTTTTCATTTTACCGCTGCAATCACAAGTGCAAATGTGACTTTGCGCGACATTATCCCAACAGGCACGGCCACGCTTTCAGGCTATTCTGCCGTTGACATCTATGCCAATTCGCCACCAATTGAATCAGCAATTCTTGCAGTCAGTGTTGAAGTCTTTCAATCACGCGTTGCCGCTGGTGGAGAAATTCAGGGCGTAGATTTTGCCAGCACGCCATATCGCATGGGGCGCAGTCTCACCAATAGGGTGTCCACATTACTTCAGCCGTTTCTTGATGTCGAAACGATTTGTCAATGACCGCATCAACAATTGCTGACACCCGTGCTGCACTAGCCAATTCATTTTCGGCTTTAGCTGCCAATGTTTATTCTTCAGTGCCCGAATCACCAATTCCACCAGCGATCGTGGTCGTTCCTGATTCACCTTACATGGAAGTTGTTTTGATAGGTAAAGCACAAACCAAAGTCAAACTTAACTTTGCAATCACGGCAATTGTTTCATCAAATAGCAATGCGGGTTCATTAGATAACCTTGAAAAACTAATCATCGGAATTCTTGCGGCAATGCCCGCAGGATATGTGGTTGATGTTGTTGAAAAGCCAACAGTGTTAGAGGTTGGGCAATCCCCAATGCTTGTGGCTGACATCAATGTTTCAACCTATTACACACAGACAATCTAAGGAGAAAAAATGGCCACCACAGTAATAACTGGGCGCGATGTCACCTTTACTATTGGTGGCAACAATTTCGATGCACAGGCAACTTCAGCAGTGCTTTCAAACTCACCAACAATGGTTCGTTATCAGACACTTGACGGTGTTGTTAATCGTCACATTGATGATGAATGGACTTTTGCCGTTGACATGTTAGCCGACTGGGGCGCAGCATCTTCATTGTGTGAAACCCTTTGGGGCGTAACAGAATCAGCACCAAACACAGGAATTTCAACAGTGTTGACCGCAGCAAGCGGTGCAGTGTTCACATTCTCAGTGCTTCCAGTATTCCCAAGCGCAGGCGGTTCCGCACCTGATGCGCAGACCGTCACAATGTCATTTGTTGTCATTGGAACACCAGCAGAAAACTTCAGCTAACCAAACAATCGGGAGACAAAATGAAACTACCAATCACAGTTGAATTCAATTCGGGTGAGTCAGCCACTTATGTGGCTGCCCCACCTGAGTGGGTCAAATGGGAAAAATCCACAGGTCACACGATCAGTCAAGCACAAGAAAAAATCGGTATATCTGATTTAGTGTTTTTGGCTTATCACGCCATGAAGCGGGAAGCCGCTGGAAAGCCAGTAAAGCCAATTGAAGCGTGGACTGAAACCATTGCTGACGTGGTAGTTGGTGAGGCAGACCCAAAAGTTACGAAGTCGGAAGCCTAAGCAGAATCATTTGGGAATTGGTCATTGCGACTGGATTACCCAAATCAGAATTTGAATCGGCTGAGGACATACTGACCGCAATCGAAATTTTGGAGAGGCGCAATGGCTGAAGATGCAGTTGCCTACGATAAGGCAGAATTGCGCGCAGTCATTCGCGCTTTCAAAGTCATGGACGAAGATTCTATTGCTGCCGCCAAAACCCAATCCAGTGCCTTGGCTGATTATCTTCAGAAAAAGATTCAATCAACGGCGCGGCAAATTCGCTCAAACAAAGTTGCAACCAAAATTGCTGACGGTTCCACGGTAAGCAAATCGTCCAAAATCGGTGAAATTTCATTTGGTTTTGCCCGTCAAAAATACAGTGGCGGCGGTACGACCCAACAACTTTGGGGCGGTTCAGAATTTGGTTCAAACAAATACAAGCAATTTCCAGTGTGGTCAGGTCGGGAAGGTCGCGGTTCCCGTGGCTGGTTTATTTATCCAACCTTGCGCGCCGAACAACCATATTTGGTGCGAGAGTGGGAAAATGGCTTTGACCAAATCTTGAAAGAATGGGACAGATAAATGGCTGGAAGTAGAACGCTCAAACTTGCGTTGCTGGCAGACATTGCTGATTTCTCAAAAAACATCAATTCTGCTGGAACCCAAAGCAAGACCCTGGGCGACCAATTTGAAGATTTTGGCAAAAGAGCAGCCCTGGCATTTGCCGCGGCTGCTGCTGCCATTGGTGCTTATGCTGCCGCCGCAATTAAGAATGCAGCAGCTGATGAAGCCGCACAACGCAATCTTGCACTGACAATTGAAAACACAACCACTGCAACTTCAAAACAAATTGCAGGTGTTGAGGATTACATCAGCAAAACATCACTTGCAATTGGAATCACTGACGATCAATTGCGACCAGCATTCGGCCGTTTAGTTCGCTCAACCAAAGATGTGGAAGAAGCCCAAAGGTTATTGAATCTTGCACTTGATATTAGTTCGGCGACTGGGAAACCACTGGAAGCGGTGGCAAATGCGTTAGGCAAAGCCTATGACGGGAACCTAACTTCACTGAGCAAATTAGGCTTGGGACTTGACCAATCAATTTTAAAATCAAAAGATTTTGATTTAGTCTTTCAATCACTGACTGGAACATTTGGTGGATTTGCTGAAAATGAAGCGCAAAGCACGGAAAAGGCATTTGCACGAATCAAAATTGCTAGTGATGAGGTTCAAGAGCAAATCGGTACTGCATTGCTTCCATTGGTTCAAGAATTGACCACATACATTCTCACTGATGTTGTTCCAGTCATTCAGCAATTTGTCAATGGCTTGACTGGTGTTGGTGGGCTTGATGAAAGTTTGACTGATTCTGAAAATAGCGCACTTGAATGGGGCAAACGTATTCGAAGCCTTATCGGAACAGTTGTCGAATTCAAGGACGAATTGATAGCAGTTGCCGCGGTCATTGGAACAGTTTTTGTTGTTTCTAAAATAAGCGCAGCAGTAACGGCAACCATTGCTTTGATTAAAACGCTCATTGCCGCCTACAACGCGTTGAAAGTTTCAGCAATTGTGACTGGTGTTGCAACCGCATTTGCATTAAACCCATTGTTGGGTGTGGGTGCAGTCGCTTTGGCTGCTGGTGTTTTATCAGCTGCAAATGCTTTGGCAAATTCAAGCAAAGGCGAAACAAATTTTGCGGTCGGTGGTGCGCCTGGTGCTATTAGCGGCGGTGGTGCTTCAAGTTCGGGTTCAGGTGGAACGGGTGGTGGCACAACATCAGGTGGCGGCGGCGGTGGTGGCGGTGGGGTCACGGCTGCCGTGGCATCAGCAGTTGCGGCAACAAAAGCCGTGGCTGGTGGTGGATTTACTGATTCACAAAATGCGGCACGTCTAATTGCACAAGGCGGCGGTGGTTTTACCGATTCCCAAAATGCCGCACGACTGGCAGCGCAAGCACCACAAATCAACATAACGGTCAATGGTGCAATTGATAAGGAAGGCACTGCCCGCACGATCGTGGACACATTGAACGATTCTTACTATCGCGGCACTGGTGGAGCAACCGCACTTCAGGCAATCTAATGACGCAATGGAATCCAATTTGGAATGTTGAAATTGACGGTGTTGCATATACAAACGCAATTCTTTCAAACCTAACAATTAGCAGCGGTCGCCGCAATATCTATGAACAAGCCCAAGCGGGATATATCAACCTTCAATTGATAGATGTGAACCAAGAAACAATTCCAGTTTCAATCAATTCAAGCATTACGGTTCAAATCAAGGATTCAACTGGAACACTAATTCCGATTTTTGGCGGCAATGTCGTGGACATTGGCCTTGAAGTTTATGACGTAGGTTCAACAACTTTCACGCAGACTTATTCAATCATTGCTTTGGGTGCATTGGCACGTTTGCCAAAAATCCTGACTGACGGCGTATTGTCCAAAGAATTTGACGGCGACCAAATTTGGGACGTTTTAAGCGATATTTTGCTAAACAATTGGGGTGAGGTTCCTGGTGCTTTGACTTGGGGAACCTACACACCAGCAACAGAAACGTGGGCAAATGCTCAAAATGTTGGCTTGGGAGAAATTGACCGACCTGGTGACTATGAATTGGCAGCCCGCACATCAAATCGGACTGACGTTTATTCTTTAATTTCAGCGTTGGCCACTAGCGGTTTGGGTTATATTTACGAAGATGCTTTTGGCCGCATTTCCTACGCTGATGCGACACACCGCAGCCAATACCTTTCAGCAAATGGATACGTGAACCTTACCGCCAACCATGCCCGCGCCCGTGGAATTCGAATTGATACGCGTGCAGGTGACGTGCGAAATTCAATCACAATCAAATACGGTGCAACTTCTTCTAGTGAAGAATCGGCCGCTGATGCCGCTTCAGAATTGACTTACGGAAGCCTTGCACAAATCATCACAACAACACTTCACAATTCTGCTGATGCACTAGACCAAGCCGAATTTTATTTGGCATTAAGAGCCAACCCACAACCAATTTTTAGTGAGGTCACATTTGATTTGACCAATGATGAATTGGACAATTCCGATCGTGACAATTTGTTGGGTGTCTTTATGGGTCAGCCAATCTTGCTCAATGACCTGCCACCCAATATGTCAGCAAGTGCATTCCAGGGATTTGTTGAAGGTTGGTCATTTCAGGCCAGTTACAACCAACTTTCAGTCAGCCTCAATCTTTCGCCCGTGGCTTATAGCCTTCAGGCATTGGAATGGAATCAAATCAGTGCGGCATTTGACTGGGCGGGCGTGTCGGCTTCTTTAGACTGGCAACGTGCAACAATTATCACATGACAAGGAGAAAAAATGGCTAATCCAACAACCAATTATGGGTGGGTAATGCCCACCAGCACCGATTTGGTGACTGACCTTCCAGCCGATTTTGCGGTTTTTGGTCAGGCGGTTGACACTTCAATGGCCGACCTTAAAGGCGGCACAACTGGTCAGATTCTCGCAAAAGCAACAAACACTGACATGGACTTCACCTGGATTACAAATGACCAGGGTGACATCACGGCGGTGAACACAACCGCCCCCCTTGCAGGTGGCGGAACAAGCGGCGCACTGACTTTATCAATTGCAGCAGCAACAACTTCCGTTGCTGGTGCGGTTCAATTATCTGATTCAACATCAACAACGTCATCAGTTTTAGCAGCCACACCAACGGCCGTGAAATCAGCGTATGACCTTGCTGACGGAGCAATTGCAAAAACTACGGTGACAACAGCTGGTGACATTATTTATCGGAATGCAACCGTTCCAACCCGATTAGGAATTGGTACTGCTGGTCAGGTGTTAAAAGTCAATGCTGGTGCAACTGCTCCCGAATGGGCTACACCTGCAAGTGGTGGCGGTATGACTTTGATTAGCACAACAACACTTTCAGGTGCATCTATTAGTTTGACTTCAATTCCTGGAACATATAAAAATCTTGTTGTAGTAATAAGAAATTATTTGCCTGGAACAAATGGCGAATATGTCATTGGTCAATTTAACACCGATACGGGCACTACATATAGAGATGCCTCTTATGCAGACGCAACAGGCGCACCTGACAGAGCCAATTTGACAGTATCTTATGAGGCAAGCAACTCAGTAACCAATTCAACACAGAATTGGACTATTTACGATTATGCCAATACAACGGCATACAAACAAGCAGAAACAATTTCTTGGAATACTAATAAAGTTACTACCGCAAAT